GCATCGAGTAATTATAATCCGTTTACGCATACAGGTGAATTATGAGTTTTTTAAGTCCAAAGATACCAACCCCGCCACCACCGCCTCCTGCTCCACCAGCACCTGCCATTAAACCGGTAGAGCGTGATGAGATAGATAAGGAAGAAACAAGGTTAAAAAGAAGAAAAGGGGTGAGGGCTACCATGTTGACAGGATCAGCAGGTTTAACCACCGATGATGATTCTAGTTATACACCAACATTATTAGGAGGAAGTTAAGATGAGTGGCTTTTTTGGAGGAAATTCATCACCACCGCCACCACGAGCACAACCTGCTCCTCCTGTACAACCAAGAGCAGCAGTAAGAGCTAGCGATGATAGCCCGGAGTATAGAAAGAAAAGAAAAGTATCTGGTGAGCGAGCTACCATATTAACAGGAACGCAAGGGTTAACCGGTACAGGAGATAGCACTTCTGTAAAAACCCTATTAGGAGGATAGATGGCTGACGATAAAAAAGCAGTTGCAATTATGCACCAGTTCAAAACATTAGTAGATCAGAGAAGTAACTGGGAAAGCCATTGGCAACAATTAGCAGATTACATATCTCCTAGAAAAGCAGACATAACCAAAAAACGTACTGCTGGAGATAAACGCACCGAGCTAGTCTTTGATGGCACAGCTATTCATGCAGCAGAAATGTTATCTGCTAGTTTACATGGAATGCTAACCAATCCTAGTTCTGCTTGGTTTAGCTTACGTTTTAAGAATAGAGAATTAGACGGGGATGACGAAGCAAAGGAATGGCTAGAGGGTGTTACTGATGTGATGTATAGCTCTATTAATAGATCCAACTTTGCCGAAGCAGTCCATGAAATGTATTCTGATTTAGTAGTCTTTGGTACAGGAGTTATGGGTATTGAAGAGGATGATCAGAACGATTTACGATTTAGCACCAGGCATATAGGAGAATGTTACCTAGCCGAAGATGCAGAAGGTAGAGTAGATACCGTATATAGAAAATTTAAGATGACCTGTATTGCAATGCGTACCATGTTTGGTAATGACAACCTACCTCCAAGATTACAGAATATGGCAAGGAATGAGCCTTATAAGGAAATAGAATTATTACACGCTGTGTTTCCAAGAGAAGCCTACGACATTACACAATTAGATTCATTAAATAAAAAGTTTGCAAGCGTGTATATCGATCCACATGATAAGATTACCATATCAGAAAGTGGTTATGATGAACTACCCTATGTTTGTCCTAGATTCCTCAAAGCTTCTTTTGAGCGTGGTTATGGCAGGTCTCCGGCCATGACTGCATTAGCTGATACTAAAATGCTCAATAAGATGGCAGAGGTTACGATCCGTTCTGCACAAAAACAGGTAGACCCACCCTTAATGCTACCTGATGATGGCTTTATGATGCCCATTAGAACTGTGCCGGGCGGATTAAATTATTATCGATCAGGTACAAGAGATAGAATAGAACCATTGAATATAGGAGCAAACAATTCACTAGGCTTGAATATGGAAGAGCAGCGAAGGAATGCTATACGATCTGCATTTTATGTAGACCAGTTAATTCTATCGCAAGGCCCACAGATGACAGCTACCGAAGTGATCCAAAGAACAGAAGAAAAAATGAGATTACTTGGCCCGGTTTTAGGAAGATTACAAGCAGAGATGCTACAGCCTTTGATAGAGCGTTGTTATAATGTATTAGTGCGTAACAAGAAATTTGCACCTGCACCAGAGTTCTTAGCGAATAGCGGAGTAGAAATAGAATATATCTCACCATTAGCCAAAGCTCAAAGACTAGGCGATGTACAATCTGCAATGCGATTGTTTGAGATGCTTGCTCCATTATCACAGGTTAATCCTACTGTATTTGATTATGTGGATATGGATGGTCTAGCTAAATATATTATTAAAGTATTAGGTGTTCCTGCATCTACGATTAAAAGCGATCAACAAGTTGCACAAGAGCGAGAAGCAAGACAACAACAGCAACAACAAATGGCAGAACAACAAGAAGCCTTACAGACAGCCGAAGCTGCCGGTAAAGCTGCACCTGCCTTGAAAGCGTTACAATAATGAATCACGATTATAAATTTGTATTTAAGTCTGCTGAAGGACAAAAGGTACTACAAGATTTACGAGAGCGTTTCTACGATAGAGAAACTTTTGTAAGGGGAGAGCCAGATACCACCGCCTACAATCAAGGGGCTAGGGGTGTCTTGTTCTATATTTTTAGACAACTAGAAGATTTTAAACCATTAGAGGAAAATGCGAAAGGAGATTAAGACATGGCTGAAGAACAACAGGTAGCGGAAGCTCCGGTAGAAACTGGGCAAGCTCCGTCTGAAGATTGGAAAGCAAGTTTACCAGAAGATATAAAAGGTAATCAATTAATACATAACTTAGAAAGTGTAGAAGCATTAGCTAAAACAGCAATCCATGCACAGAGTATGGTAGGAGCGGATAAAGTTCCTGTACCCGGTAAATGGGCAAATGATGATGACTGGAACTCTGTCTACACAAAACTAGGTAAACCTGATAATGCAGAAGGCTATAAGCTAGAAGTAAAAGAAGGTGTTAAAGTAGACAAAGATATAGAAGGTTGGTATCGAGGACTAGCTCATAAAGCAGGTCTTAACGATAGACAAGCCAATACTATCTTTCAAGAATACATGAGCAAAGAAGCAGAACTGCAATCTGCAAATGCTCCACCTAGTGAAGAACAACTAGAAATAAAAAGAGGAGAAGCAGAACTGTCTTTAAAAAAAGAATGGGGCAAGGCATACGATAATAAAATGAAAGAAGCAAAAAACGTATTAGAAGAATTTGCTCCAAAAGAATTTGATCAACTAATAACGCAGGAAGGATTACCATTAGGTAACGATCCTGCATTTATAAAAACACTAGCCAACATAGGATCTTACATCAAAGGAAAACTAGGTGAAGATAAAATGATTGGTGGAAAACAGGATCAACAATATACACCTGCTGATGCTGAAAAAGAAATTGCCGCCTTGCGTGGCGATCCTCGTAATGGAGGGGCATACTGGGATAAAAAACATCCCGATCATTTACGAACTGTACAACAAGTTACAGAGTTAATGGAGTATATGCACCCTGAAGAGGAATAGAATTTACAGAAGATCGTAAAGTAAGATAAGCGAAAGCCCTTACCGGTAGTTCCGACAACTAAAGGTGATTAACCTTAAATATAGAAGTGTCCTGCGACAGCAGGGTAGCAATTTGTTTTCTTAATATTATTAACTATTACAAAGGAGAGCGTTATGAGTACGCAAATTACAACAGCTTTTGTAAACCAGTTTAGCAGCAACATTACCATGTTAAGTCAACAAATGGGTTCTCTATTAAGAGAAGCAGTTGATGTGGAAAGTGTTACTGGTGAGAAAGCTTTTTTTGATCAAGTAGGTGCTGCCACAGCACAAGTAAGAACTTCTAGACATGGTGACACTCCATTAATGGAAACACCACACGCTAGAAGAATGGTAACAATGGCAACTTATGAGTATGCTGATTTAATTGACGATCCAGATAAAGTCAGACTACTTGTAGATCCAACATCTTCCTATGCTAGAGCAGCAGCGATGGCTTTAGGCAGATCTATGGATGACATTATTATCGCATCAGCAACCGGTTCTGCTAATACTGGCAAAGCTGGTACAACATCTACAGCACTACCATCTGGACAAAAGATTGTTCATGGAAGTGCAGGACTAACTAAAGCAAAATTACTATCTGCAAAAAAGATACTAGATGCTAATAGTGTTGATCCTTCTATTCAGAGATACATGGTTGTGTCACCTGATCAGATGGAAGATCTATTAGGTATCAACGAAGTAGCTTCAGCAGATTTTAATACTGTGAGAGCGTTAGTTCAAGGAGATGTCGACACTTATATGGGCTTTAAGTTCATTACTAGTAACAGACTAGGTACAGATGGCGATGGCAATAGACAAGTTCTAGCCTTTGCTGGTGATGGTATCAAGCTTGCTATCGGTAAAGACATTACAAGTCGTATTGATGAGCGTGCTGACAAGTCTTACTCAACTCAAATCTATTACTGTATGGACATCGGGGCAACTCGTATGGAAGAAGATAAAGTAGTAGAAATAGCCTGTACTGAATAGGAGGTAAATCATGGCAAATGTTAATCAAACTTTAGTTACAAATTTTGAAGCGAAGCCTATTGTAAAAAGCCCTTCTTACCAGTTGGGTGGAACAATGAGAATTGCTCAAGGTACAATAGCATTGGCAGCAGGGGATTTAAGTGCAACTGATACAGTTATGCTTGCTCCTATACCAACCAATGCTTCAGTTGTAAGTATAAAACTTTATAACGATGATCTTGATTCAGGATCAACCAATACTACCGATGTAGGTTTATATGTCGCAGATAGTAGTACAATCACAGCAAAAAATGATGATTGTTATGCAAGTG